ATTTAATACTAAACTAAAATTATATGGAGACGGAACTTTTACAAATATTGAAAAAGCTAAAAAAAACTAATTTAAGTAAATATGGTTTTGAGTATATTACACAAGTGCCTGAAATTAGAACAAAGATACATAATACAATTAAAATTAAATACGGTGTTGATGCATATCCACAAACATTTGAATACCATAAAAAAGCAACTAAGAAATATTATTATAATGATATTTCATTTGACAACTTCCCAGAATTAGCTATATATCTTTATGCTATTGATCATAATATTCAAGCAAAAAGACTTCCGGTTAAACTTACTTATGAGTATATGGGCAAAATACATAATTATTTTCCAGATTTTTTATATGATGTCAAGCTGCTTGAAGTAAAAAATGATTACTTATTTAGTAAAATGTTAATACCGAATACAATAGATAATGCAAAATATAATTGTATGCTAAATAATAACATTATAATTTGAACTAGCACGGATTATTCATTTGCAATCAAGTATTTTAAATCTGCAAATTATAATTTAAATGATTTTACAAACAAAAAGGAAAAATAACAGTAATGAATACTTTATTAGAAATGACACGTAGCCAAGCTGTCACACAATCACGTAATGCGGATTTATACAAAGATCCAAAATATGGTAAAAATAGATTTGAAAGAAAAAAATATTCAAAAATAGCTAATACTGTTAAAGAATTTAATAGCATAGACATGAATGAATTCTTTAAACGAGATATACTAATAATAGCTATTCCGGTTACTGGAGAAACCGGCAAATACACCATTAAAGTGCAGTTAGCTGGCGTAGTTGCAGAAGTAGCTAAAAATATAAAAAGTAACAATAATAAATTTGAATATAGAACAGTATTACAAGCAATCACAAAAATATTTAACACTACTAATATACGTGTTCACTGTGATTGTGATGACTTTAAGTTTAGATACCAGCATGCATTAATTATTTCAAATGACAATGTAGAAGGCACTGATAAAGATCCAGGACCAGGAAAAACAGGAATGGCGAATAGTTCTGGTAAAGGCTGTAAGCATATACTTTTATGCATTGCAAATATGGACTGGTTGATGAAAGTAGCTTCAGTAATTCACAATTATATTAATTATATTGCTGAGCACAAACAAGCAGCATTTAATCAAATAATTTTTCCGAAACTATATGGAATTCCGGTTGATGCAGCTAAAGAAAATAATTTAGTTCCAGAAGAAACTAATTTGGACACTGATAAAAATCTTATTAATACAATTAATGATTGAGCAAAAAATCGTGGAAAGATTAAACCAGGAACTAGAGTAAATCCTGTTACTGGAACTGGCGGTAGAGCTAAAGCTGCTACACCTACAACCACGGCAGCAAAACCAGCTACTACAACGCCGACTAAACCTGCAGCAACTACACCCGCAGCTGAAACAAAACCAACAAACGCTCAACCAGAAAAAGAAGAAACTAAGTAAATTATTGTATAATATAATGTGGGTAGCAAAAGCGTCATGAACTTTTGAGATAATGTGCCTTCAACACAAGCCACAATTAATAAAATTAATTTCATTTGAAGGAGAAATTAACGATGGAAAAATAGAGTCAGTAGAACAGATTAATGATCTGTGGTTTAAATTAAATTTAGTAAATTATTATAATTATATTAATAATATAATTAATACTAGAGGAAAATATAATATATCAAATAATGAATATGAAGTGCATCATATTATATTACGATCTTTTAATGGTTTACCTGCAAAAATAAAACACACAAGCCAATATGAAAATTTAATCTGATTAACTTATGCAGAACATTATGAAGTTCATAAAATTTTAGCTTTAGATAACTTAGATAACTATAATTGCATATATGCACATGTCAACTCGGCTAAATGGACAATTAATCACTAATGCTGAAGAATATGCTAAAATTAGAACTGCTTTTATAGAACATGATAGGCAATTAGCTACTGGCAAACCCTCTAGTATGAAGGGAAAAACTTTTAGTGCAGAAGTACGAGCATTAATTTCACAAAATACAAAAGTAGCTCTTGCAGACAAAGAAGTACGAAAAAAAATATCAATTGCTAACAGCAATAGAGAACCTTGGAATAAAGGATTAGCTATGAGTAGCGAACAAAAACAAAAGCTAAGCGCAGCACATATTGGAAAAAAATTAACTGAAGAACATAAACAGCATATTGGAGAAGCTGGTCGTGGAAGAATTGTTTCAGAAGAAACTAAAAGTAAAATAAGCAAAAGTCAATCTGGAAAAAATTGCAAACACAACAGAGCAGTATACTGTATAGATACAGAGCAAGTATTCTATAACATAAAATTCGCTGCGGAAACCTTTCAAATAAGTAGTACTAATATTGTACAAGTGTGTAAAGGTAAACGAAATAGTGTAAACGGTTTGCATTTTTTATACTATGAAGACTATTTAAATTTATGTAGTCAGAAAGGAGTAGTCAATGACTAGCCAACTAAATTTAAATAACGCATTTGATGGATTATCAGAAGCTGAAAAAAAACTTGCGTTAGAAATTTTAGGAGAATTTGCAAGGGAAGGCAGCTCTGAAACATTTGATTTAATTAAGTATGAAGCATATAAAGAACGACCAGTAGATATAGAAACGTTCTTAACAAATGATAATTATTTAGGAAAAGCTTGAAAAGATTCAGTAGGAAATTTAAAATTATATCCTTTTTGACTTGAAAAACTTAAAGACTTATTCCCAGATGAAATTGAAACTAGATATAATACATTATTAGAGTCAGGTGCTCGTGGTCTTGGTAAATCTGAAATTGCTTGTGGTGCTGTAGGTACATATTTGTTATATAGAGTTATGTGTTTAAAAAATCCACTAGAATATTTTGGATTGAAATTAACTGAAAAAATAGTGTTTGCTTTTATGAACATAAAATTAGACTTGGCTGAAGCAATTGCAGTAGACAAGTTTCAAAAAACTTTACAAATGAGTCCTTGATTCATGTCTAAAGGTAGAATGACTCAGCGAAATAATCAGCCATATTGAGTACCACCTGATCCAATCGCACTAGTTATTGGTTCACAAAGTGATGATGTGATCGGACAACCAATTTACTTTGCGTTTTTTGATGAAATTTCATTTATTAAAAATCAAGACATAGACAAGCAAAAAGCCAAAGCAAAAGATATGATTGATACTGCTATTGGTGGTATGATGACTCGTTTTGTAAAAAATGGTAAAAATCCATGTATGCTAGTTGTTGCTTCTTCAAAAAGAAGCGAGCAGTCTTTCATGGAAGAATATATAAAAACTTTATCTTCATTAGATGGAAATAATACTTTAGTTATTGACAAACCAGTTTGGGAAGTAAAACCAGCAGGTACTTATAGTGAAAAAACGTTTAATGTTGGACTTGGTAATAAATATCTAGAAAGTATTGTTATTCCGGACACAGAAGAGGATAAACTTGATAGTTATATTGAAAAAGGCTACAAAATATTAAAAGTTCCAATAGATTTTAGAGCTAAATTTTTAGAGGACATAGAAAGAAATTTATGTGACTTTGCAGGTATATCCAGTAGTTCATTAAATAAATATATGTCGGCTCAAATGGTATCTGCTTGCATTAGTGATAATTTAAGAAATCTATTTATCAAAGATATTTTAGAAATTGGTAATGATCCGGAAGATAGACTTCAATATTCAAACTTTTTTGATCTATCAATGATTCCTGAAGATTTATTAGCTATGCCAATGTTTATTCATTTGGATATGTCAATCTCAGGAGATATGACTGGTATTGCAGGTGTTTGAATCACAGGCAAAAAACCAAGTATGATTGAAGGCGAAGAAGCAAAAGATTTAGCATTTAGATTAGCATTCTCTACTTCAATAAAAGCGCCAAAAGGTAGACAAATAAGTTTTGAAAAAAATAGAAATTTTATTAGATGGCTAAAATCTATTGGATTCAACATTAAAGCAATTACAACAGATACTTTTCAGAGCTATGATTTACGTCAACAGCTCTCAAGTGAAGGATTTAATTGTGATGTATTATCTGTAGACAGAGTTGATTCTGATAGAATTTGTAAACCATATCAATATTTAAAAAATGTTGTTTATGAGAAACGACTAGTGATGTATAAATCAAATAGGTTATTTGATGAATTTATTGATGTTGAACGTAATTTAAATACTGGCAAAGTAGATCATACACCAAATTATCACAAAGACGCACTTGATGCTGTATGCGGTGCTGTATTTACCGCGAGTAAACATGCACAAGAATTTGCGTATTGTTTTGGTGAATCACTAAATGATTCATTATTAATAAATGAAGACACTTCTGAAACTTTTGATAAACAACAATTAATAGAAGCATTTGAAAGTGAATTATTAAGAATAAATTTTAATGACAATGCTTCTGATAATACACAGCAAAGAAATTCACTTGCCACAAAACAATATTCTATAATAGGTCAAGATTTATCTAATTGATCATATAGTGATGAAGATAGTGGCATAATTATTTTATAAAGGAGAGATTAATGGCAGACGAAACAAAAGAAACTAAACAAAAGCCAAAGCAAAAAAATCCATTAATCGGCGCGCAAACACAGCCAACAACTCTTGATAACACAACTAAACTTGATATTGATGTAAATAAAAAGTTTGTTGATAATATTGTTGAAGCTAGTTTATCTGGTAATTTAGATACTGGCGAAATTGATAAATTCACTACAATATCAAATTCAAGAGACCAAATCTATCAGTTGATTGATACCATGATGAATGACTCGTCAGTTGCGTCAATTGTTAGAACCTATGCTGAAGATGTTTGTGAAGTAGCTGATAATGGACATATTATTTGGTGCGATTCGAATGATCCAAAAATAAGTATGTTTGTAAACTATTTATTAAACACAATGAATGTTGACAAAAATATTTTTGGTTGGGTTTATTCGTTAATTAAATATGGTGATGTTTATTTAAGACTTTACCGTGAATCTGATTATAAAGATCCATTATTTAAAAAAGATAATGTTGATAAAGCTTACGGTGCAAAAACAGCTTTAAATGAAAGTGCACAAACAAATGAATCAATTTATTTAAGTACACATCCAATTAATGATCCGTATAGTTATTATATTGAAATGGTTCCAGATCCGGGCACGATGTTTGAGCTCACACGATTTGGTAAAACTTTTGGTTATATTGAAACACCAAATGAAGATACTGGAATTGATCTTTTAACTAACTATGCAAATATGAATGTAGCTGCAGGTGTTTATAACTATAAGTTAAAATCAAATGATATTAATGTGTATCAAGCAGATGATTTTGTTCATGCGTGCTTAGATGATAATCAAAGTAGATATCCAGAAAAAGTTAATATCTTTTTAACTGATGAAGATTATACAACAGGTAAAAACTCACAAGCATATACAGTAAGACGTGGTAAATCACTTTTATATGATTCATATAAAATCTGGCGTGAAAAAGCATTATTAGAAAATTCTGCGCTCTTAAATAGAATTACTCGCTCAAGTTTATTTAGAACAATTCAAGTTGAAGTTGGTGATATGCCAAAATCACAAGTTCAAAATACAATGCGCAGAGTAAAACAATTATTTGAGCAAAAGTCAGCAATAAATGTTAGTGATAACGGATCGATGAGTGAATATACAAATCCAGGTCCAATTGAAAATAATATCTATTTAGCTACTCACGGTGGACAAGGCGCTGTTACTGTTGGACAAGTTGGTGGTGATTTTGATCCAAAAACTTTAGTTGACTTAGACTATTGGAATAATAAATTTTATTCTAGCTATGGAATTCCAAAACAGTATTTTGGCTGGTGTTTAAAATTTGATACTCCAATTTTGTTATTAGATGGTACAACACATACAATTCAAGAATTATTTGAGCATAAAGATGAGTATATTGGTAAAGGTATCATGGGATGTAATACAGATGGTTCATTATGTCCTACAAAAATTACTAATATTATGCTGACTAATCCTGCTGTAAAATATTTACGCGTATGGCTAGATAATGAAAAATATGTTGATGTTACACCTGATCATAAAATGATGCTTAGAGATGGTTCATTTATTAGAGCTGATGAACTACAAGAAAATGATTCTTTAATGCAATTTTATTCTGATATTTATACTTCAGGAGAATATTCTGGAAGACGTTGGGTGTTAGATAACAAAACCGGAAAACGTAAATTACAATTCCATGTAGTTGCAGAAAAAGCTAAAATGCCAGTTGAATTTGGCTATAATATTCACCATAAAGATACAAATAAACTCAATGATGATTTTAATAATCTAGTAAAATTAACTTTAGATGAGCATTGCAAAATACACAATTTTGATTTAACAAAAATGCATAAAAAAGCAAATGCTAAACGTAAATCTGATGGACAAGCGGTTAATGCAAATGTTGGTGGTAAATATATTACTAATGGTATTTATTATACTACATTAAAAGCAAATGAGCCTATGCCTGAAGGTTTTTGGTTTGAAGGTCCTAAAAAACCAGAGACAATGAAAACTAAAATTAGCAGATTAATGCTTGGTAAAACAAAGAATTATGATAACACTTCTCATTTAAATACTCCTGAACGACAAACTAAAGCTTTGGCTAATAGACAAAAAACGTATGATTTGCGAATTGGTAAACAAGATTTCTACACTCGTTGTCCAGTATGTGGAAAAATTGAAAAACGTCATATTACTAAATCTGATAATGATAGCTATTTACAACTTAATAAATTCTATTATTGTTCAGAAGCTTGTCATAAAGTACTAGATGGAAATAATTGTTTTATAAAATCATTAAGAATATTGCATACTTGTAATAATGATATTGGAGAATATCTATTAGCAATAAAAGAAAAGCCAGCTAATTTTGGTTATTTATCTGAATATAAGTTAATATCTAAATTAGAAATGATAAAAGATTATTTACCAGAAGTTAATCACAAAGTTGTAAAAATTGAAAAATTTGATGAGCTTGTTCCTGTATATGATATTACAGTAGAAGATG